CAACGAAATAATGGCAGGAAGATATGAACCAGCACCAGATTGTACAGCGTTTCCAAATGATTCAGCAGACCGTTACGAGGGCATGCTCGTGGTTCGCAGTGAACTTCGTAGTATGTGTAGTCATCATCACCAACCCGTTGCTGGGGTTGCTTATATTGGCATTATTGCGGCAGAGAAACTGATCGGACTTAGTAAGTACACACGCATTGCACAGTGGTGTGCCCGTCGAGGTACCCTACAGGAAGAACTGTGCATAGACATTGCCAACGAGATCATGGCCGCAACCGCATCACAGGACGTTGGTGTTTACATTCAAGCAGTGCATGGCTGCTGTGAGAATCGTGGCATCATGGCACACTCCAGTCTAACACAGACCACTGTGTTGCGTGGTGCCTTTAAAACGGACGACAGTGTGAAAAAAGAGTTCATGGACAATATCAAATTACAACAGGAGTTTGCACCAAGATGATATACATTACAAACATCACCGGTGAAATTAAATTGCCCTGGGAACCAGGGTTGTTGGAATGGTTGCACGAAAACTATCCTGCAAGTCAGTATAGAGTGGTAGAATTAACTTAAAGGAGAAAGAGCATGGCAAAGAAATTAATTAAATTGGACAAAGTAAACGAATCAATCACAATCAATCGTTACGATAATGGCTTCATGGTGGAAGTGGGTGGACGAGACAAAGAAAACGATTGGAAAAGTGCCAAGATTCTTTGTAACACAGAAGCAGAAATGCTTGACGTGGTCAAAGAATGGAACTCAATGGAAATTGATACTTAAGGAGACATTATGTTTGGCGCAAACTACAATGACAACGATGTTATAAACTATCGTTCAGCAGAAGAAATTAATTCGGCCATGGGTCGTGTGTATGGGCACATGAGCTTGGCTGTACTGGTCAGCATGCTGATCAGTTATTGGATTGGTACCACACCAGAACTGTTGCAATTCTTTTTCACTGGCGTGTTGAAATGGATTGTGATCTTTGCACCCTTGGCAGCCATATTTGGTGTGAGTTATGTGTTGGCCAGTAACCCCACAAAATCCACAGCACAGTTGTGCTTGCATGGATTTGCGGCATTGATGGGCTTGAGTTTTAGCATGATTTTTGCTGTGTTTACCATGGGCTCAATTGTTAGTGCGTTCATGGGTGCGGCCATCTTGTTTGGTGTGATGAGTGGCTATGGCTACTTTACCAAACGCAGTCTTGACAGTGTGGGCCGGTTCATGTTTGTGGGCTTGATTGCAATTATTATCGCCAGCATTGTGAATATCTTCATTGGATCAACTGTGATGCAGATGGTGATTTCAGCATTGGCCATCATAATCTTCCTGGGACTCACTGCCTATGACACACAAAAGATTCGCGAAGAACTCAGTGTGGAGACCAGTGACAGTGCAGAAGTACGTGGGGCATTGACCTTGTACATGGACTTTATCAACTTGTTCTTGAATCTGTTGCAGTTGTTTGGCGGCAGAAAGGAATAATCATGGCAACGTGGGAACTATCAACTGAATACAAAAAGAATGCCATCGAAGTACAACTGTGGTACAAGGATGGTGTCACTATCAAGAAAATTGAAGGCTATCGCTGGGGCACTTTCTACTGTGAAAGCGATGAACAGCCAGATATTGATTTGCGCAATCCAGACGGTTATGAATTGGCCGACTATGACTGGGAACTGGACAGCCTGGATGATGGCTGCTGGAGTGAATGGGAATATCCTGATTCAGTCACAGAAGCGGAACGTGAACAGATCGAAGCAGCCTGGGACGAAAATTGGTACGAAGGCATGGAAGAACTTGGATGGAGCAACGATGACACTGAGTATCATTTTAACGGTCCGTTAAAATTGGTCAACTGTGATACTGGTGAAGAGTTCTCAGTGTTGGATGAAAACTTCAATATTATTCCTGAAACACCGCCAGTTGAAGAATCCAAATTGACTGAGTGGTTTCCTGCCGATGTTGCGCCTGTACGTGAAGGGTCATATCAAGTGAACGATGATAAAAATCCTAGTTGGCCATTTCCTACCTATGCAACCTGGGATGGCGAAAAGTGGAGTGATGACAGCATAGCACAGTGGCGCGGCCTGGCTGAGGATCCTGGTAAATGATCAAGTATGAAACATTAGATGAGGCACAAGCCGCAGGAGTGGCACCTTGGGATTTAGAAGTTAGCCGACTAACAGACTTCCATGTGGCTGTGTTCCTGGATCGTTATCCAGTGGCTTCGGGGCACTTGTTGTTTGTGCCACAATACAACACATCAGATATGATTGTAGAGTGTTTTGAATCAGCCTTGCGCGAAGGTCGTCGAATGATTGCTGGTGGTGAGTGCGATGCATTCAACATAGGTATCAACATGGGAGAATCAGCTGGACAAACTGTGATGTATCCACATGTGCATCTGATTCCACGACGTCATGGTGACTGTGCCGATCCTGTGGGTGGTGTGCGTGGTGTAATTGCTGGGCAGGCCAACTACAAAGCAGGCGGCTATCAACAGCCAGCATAAGTATTTCTTTAAGCGGTCTTGGCGTCATTCCCGCTTTACAAACTCTGCCGCCTATGCTATAATTAACATAGGAGAAAAAGCATGACACAAGATCAAAATGAAGTAGGACACCGTTGGATGTCCGCAAGACAATACAAGTATACCAGTACCAAAGAATACCACGATGCATTTCCATGCGCATATCGTCAATGGCGGGCAGACAGCCATTGCAACTTGATACATGGATATAGTTTCTCAATGAAGTTTTACTTTGGCACAGACAACTTGGATGCACGTAACTGGGCTGCTGACTATGGTGGTCTCAAAGAACTCAAGTCAGTGTTGGAAAGCCAATTTGATCACACATTGTTAGTGGCCGAAGACGATCCCGAACTGGAGTTCTACCAGGAAATGCAACGCCGAAACATTGCCAAACTAACTATATTACCCAAACTAGGCTGCGAAGGTCTTGCCGACCAGTTGTACAAGTATGTGAATGGTGTGTACATTCCCGACATGTGGGGGCAAGGTGAAGCAGAGCGTCTTTGGTGCTACCGTGTGGAAGTACGTGAGACACAATCAAACATGGCTTTCCGTGAAGGCCATAGAGAATGGAATGAGGATTTATTTGCATGACCCCTGAGTACGATATTGCAATGTTGCTGGCCACAAGAGGCCGCACTGAAAGTTTAGGTCGTAGTGTTCGCAGTTTGATCAGTCTTGCTGATCATCCTGACCGACTACAGTTGATGTTTGCATTTGACAACGACGATGTTGCAGGTACTGAATACTTCAAGACCGAACTACAGCCGTGGATGGATGCACAAGACCTCAATTACACTGCCATGCAGTTTGAACGCCAAGGTTATCATAGACTGCACATTTACAACAACAAACTGGCTGAACAAACTGATGCTCGCTGGCTCATGATCTGGAACGATGATGCTGTGATGGAGACCAAGAGTTGGGATACAGAGATCATGAACCATGAAGGTGAGTTCAAACTCTTGGCATTCCACACTCACTTGGATCATCCCTACAGCATCTTCCCTATCCTGCCACGCCGGTGGTATGAGTTGTTGGGCTACATTTCCCCACACTCAGTGCAAGATGGCTGGCTCAGTCAGCAGGCCTACATGTTGGATATTTGGGAACGCATACCTGTGTGGGTGTTGCATGACCGTGCTGACATCACGGGCAATAACAACGATGCCACATTTAAAGAACGTGCATCATTGGAAGGACGCCCATTTGACGAAGCTGACTTTCACAGCAAGACACAGATTGAATTGCGCCATCAGGATTGTGCCAAGTTGGCCACGCACATGCGAGACAATGGAATCAGTATTGAGTTTTTTGAAAACATATTCAAAGGCACACAAGACCCTTGGGAAAAACTAGCACGGAATGATGTTAACCGGCAAATGGTGCAATTTGACAATCCACACCGGCACTTTGCCAAATGATTAAATACTAGATGACATACAAATTAGCCTGGGTTCAACCCAATTTTCAACAAGGACCCAAAGAGCTCAATGCTCACTACTTGCCATATTCAGCCGGTGTGATATGGAGTTATGCCATTGCTGACCCATGGATCAAAAACAACTTTGAAGTAACTGAGTGGGTTTGGCGAAGAGATGCTGTGGAACCACTGGCACAACGACTGGCACAAAATGACATTGTTACTTTCAGCACCTATGTGTGGAATCACCGTTACAACTACGAAGTTGCCAGGCGTGTAAAAGAACTCAATCCCAATGTGTTAACCATATTCGGTGGTCCAGAGCCTGCTATCACAGACCCTGAATTGTTTGTCAAAGAACCGTTTATAGATATTGTGATTTGTTTCGAAGGAGAGATCACATTCCGTAATCTCATGTTGGCTTACCCTACCAAACAGTTTGACGATATTCCCGGCTTGTTAATTAACCGTGATGGCAAAGTGATCAACACTGGCGATGCTAAACGCATTGAAAGTTTGACTGACATACCTAGTCCTTACTTGTCGGGCGTGTTTGATCAATTGATCAAAGACAATCCTGGGGTAATGTGGCAAGGCACACTGGAAACATCGCGTGGCTGTCCGTTTGCTTGTACATTCTGTGATTGGGGCAGTCTCACATACAACAAGGTCAAGAAATTTGAACTGGAACGTGTGTTTGACGAACTGGAATGGATGGCCAAGCGCAATTTTGATTTTATTTCTTTTACAGATGCTAACTTTGGAATGTTTGCTGAACGTGACAGCATGATTGCAGACAAGATAATCGAGTGCCAAGAAAAGTACGGCAGCCCAAGAACATTCAGTGTGGCCTGGGCCAAGAATCAAAAGAAAGAAGTTGTGGACATTGTGAAGAAACTGCTGGATGCACGTGGCTTCAACCAGGGACTCACACTCAGTGTACAAAGTCTAGACTTGGATGTGTTGGAAAATATTCGACGCAAGAACATGGAAATGAGTAAACTGAACGAAGTGTTCGAACTGTGCGAGCAACGCAACATTCCCACTTATACAGAACTTATATTGGGCTTGCCTGGAGAGACCTTGGAGACCTGGAAGAAAAACTTCTGGAGCCTGTACGAAATGGGCAACCACACAGGACTCACAGTGTTTCAGGCACAATTGTTGGAAAATGCTGAAATGAACTTGTTGCAGAAAAAACTGTTCAAGATCTCCAGCCAACCTGTGACAGACTATTTCTCAGGATCATACTCAAACGAACATGTGGAAGAAAGCATTGACATCATCACAGGCACCAAAGACATGCCGTTTGAACAGATGTTGGATGCCAGCATATTCTCTTGGTTCCAAAACACCTTCCACATCAATGGCATCAGTACACTACTGTCAAGATTGGTACGTAAATATGCCAATGTTTCTTACAGCGAATTTTATGCTGATTTGTTCGAACACATGCAAGGCCATGAGTGGTTGAAAAATGAACAAGATCAAGTGCGTCGGTACTACTACAATTGGATGACCACTGGCAGAATCAATCATCCCAGTATCGGTATTGAGATTCACGGGTGGAACTTGATTCACAGAACAGTGTTGAACATACACATGGAACGTCAGTACAACAGTGTGTTTGACATGTTGGAACAGTTCATGGCCAAATACAATTTACCTGACGACTTGCTGGCCGATGCCATGCGATTTCAGCGCAGATACTTTGTGGCCTATGATGCCATGAATACATATCCTGAAGATTTAACTTTAAATTACAACATTTGGGAATATCTCAGTTTTGATCATGACTTGATCCAAGCACCGGCCACTTATAGATTAGAATTCCCTGAAGACAAAACTATGAGTTTCGAACGATTCTTGGAGTTGTTTTATTTTGCTCGCCGCAGAAACTTTGGCAAAGCCACAGTGGAACGTGTAGGAGATGATGGTGCACTGGTGGATGCTGCTCGTCGAGGATCTGCTGCCGCTCGAGGTAAAACAACTAAAGAACTTGCAACTGTAGTTGTATAATGCATGGGCAGTAGGCTGTTTGCATTTGGATGCAGTTTTACCAACTATCGTTGGAGCACCTGGGCGGACTGCCTTGCTCCAGAGTTTGACTACTTTGAAAACTGGGGGCAAAGCGGCGCTGGCAATCACTACATTTTTAACTCAATAATGGAAGCAGATCAACGACATAATTTTAGTGCCGGTGATACTGTGGTAGTGTGTTGGACCAGTTTTACTAGAGATGATCGATATGTTGATGGCCGTTGGCATACCCTGGGGAATATTTTTAACTGTCCTATATATGACCCTGAGTATCTCAAAGACCACTATGACGAGCGAGGTTATTTAATACGAGATCTTGCCTATATCAAAGCAGTAAAAACACTTTTAGAAAATCGTCCAGGACTGACATGGCGTTTCTTGAGCATGGTAGAGATCATGGCACGGCCTACACCGTACGACGATGTCAGTTTGCATAGAGATGCCATGCGATTGTACAGCAATGTGTTGGACACCATATTGCCAGGATATGATAAAACAGTATTTTTAAACAACTGGCCCAAACCTGGTGATGACCCACACCCCAGCCCTGAGGAGCATTTGGCCTATTTGGACGCAGTATTACCGGGTTGGGTGACAAAAACAGAAACTCGTGTTAAAATGCATGAACAAAGTATCAATCTAAATAAAGATCCAAGACGCTCGGGCATGTCCCGAGTCAAAAGACTATAGGAACTACATGAAACTCAAAGTATCAGAATTATTTTATTCAGCACAAGGCGAAGGACGCTATGTTGGCGTTCCTAGTATCTTCTTGCGCATGTTTGGTTGTAACTTTACCTGCTCAGGGTTTGGTTGCAAGCCTGGTGAGAAAAGTACAGAAGCAGACGAAGTGGCCAAGACTGTGGAACTGTACAAAACATTTGAAGAGCTGCCACTGGTGAACACAGGCTGTGACAGTTATGCCAGCTGGCACCCAGACTTCAAACACTTGAGTCCCACATACACAGTGGAAGAACTTGTGAACCGAATGACAGCACTGTTACCTAATGGCAACTGGTTGCAACCCAATGGCAATCCTGTGCATTTGGTGATCACAGGTGGTGAACCGCTGTTGGGTTGGCAACGTGCCTATCCCGAACTGCTGGATATATTGCACGAACGTGGTCTACGACACATTACATTTGAAACTAATGGTACTCAGGACTTAACACGAGAATTCAAAGACTACTTGCGCAACTGGTTTGGTGAAATCACATTTAGTGTGAGCCCAAAACTTTCAGTATCTGGTGAGACATGGGCGGATGCCATCAAGCCTGATGTGGTATGGGACTATGAAACATATGGCGTGACATATCTCAAATTTGTGGTGGAAAAAGTTGCAGATTTTGATGAACTGGATCGTGCAGTGGATGAATATCGCTTGCGTGAATTTGGTGGTCCTGTGTTTGTGATGCCTGTAGGTGGTGTGGTTAGTGTGTATGATGGCAACAGGATCAATGTTGCTGACGAAGCACTCAAACGTGGCTACTGGTACAGTCCCAGATTGCACGTGGATCTTTGGGGCAACGGGTGGGGCAAATAATGGGATTTTTTGATCGATTTAAAAAGACACCTCCTGCAAAAGAGGAAAAAGAAAAAGTTATTCGTGTGCCTAAAGCACCTGAAAAAACTGCCAAGCAAACGGCCACAGAAAAGAACGAACCGTACGTGGCTATTCTTACCATGGACATTGATCCCAACAACCTACATCAAGGCGCATTTGAACTAGACTGGAATGAGATATTCATTGCTCGACTGGTCAAGGCCGGTTACATGATGAAGCCCACAGATGCAGACTCTGACATTGTGGATCGCTGGTTCCAAAATGTGTGCAGACACGTGGTGATGGAAACATGGGAACAAGATCAAGCCATGCGCAACTCAGCAAATGGTTATGTACACACCCGAGACATTGGCGATGGCCGCAGCGAAATAAGTTAAGGAAAATCAATCATGATGGATGGAAGACGTGTGGGCTTTACTGCCTCAACCTTTGATTTGTTACACGCTGGCCACATCGCCATGTTGCGTGAAGCCAAAGAAGAATGCGAGTATCTAATCTGTGCATTGCAAAACGATCCCACCTTGGATCGGCCCAACAAGAACCGACCAGTGCAGAGCATTGTGGAACGACAACTGCAACTGATTGGTTGCAAGTATGTGGACGAAGTCTGGGTGTACAACACCGAAAAAGATTTGGAAGACCTGTTGTTGATCCTGCCCATTGACGTGCGCATCTTGGGTGTGGAATATGAAGGCCGGGAATTTACTGGCCGTGAGATCTGTCACAAGCGTGATATTGAATTACATTTTAACGGTCGTGATCATTCATTCAGCAGCAGTGAATTGCGCCAACGTGTGGTACAGGCCGAATCTCTGAAAAAGAAACTGGAAGCATGGGAACCAACTGGTGCAGATGACACAGGTGGTCCCAGTCCCCGATGATATTGTATGTGAATGGTTGTAGTCACACTGCGGCCGCAGAAGCAGTTGTTCCTGCGGCATTTGCTGTGGATGATGGCCGGGCTGGCATAGATCGACGCCCACATCCCGCGAATCTAGCGGCCAGTTGGTGTACCCAACTTGCAGAACAATTAGATGCCAACTTGGTGTGTGATGCAGAATCTGGATCCAGTAATGATCGCATACTTAGGACTACACAACAATGGCTAGATAATCAAACAGACTTAGCAGACGTTTTTGTTGTGATACAATGGACTACTTGGGAACGAGAAGAGTGGTTGCACAATGGCACCTATTACCAGGTCAACGCCAGCGGAGTTGACTGGGTTCCAAAAGATTTACAATTACGCTACAAGCAATATGTGGCCAATCACGATTACTGGACAAAAACTCAAGAATGGTATAAAAAAATCTGGAACCTGCATGTTGAACTGTCAGATCGAAAAGTAACACATTTGTTTTACAACGGATGGAGTACATTTAGTGATATTCCAGATAAACGAGATTTTGGTAAAAGTTATCTTGGTCCATATGACCCAGCTCTTAGTTACAATTCTGTGCTGGTAAACAACAGTTTCAAATGGGTCTCTCCAAATTCTTACCACTTTGATGCCAAAGGCCATTGCTTTTGGGCGCAATACCTGTTACAATACATCAAACAACACAACTTGGTGAACACAAATGCGCTACCTACTGATTGATACTAGCAACATGTTTTTCCGTGCGCGGCACCAAGCACATCGCGCCGCAGACACCTGGACCAAACTGGGCTTTGCCCTGCATTTGACCTTGATGAGTGCAAACAAAGTAGCACGTGATTTGGGCGCTGATCATGTGGTATTCGCACTGGAAGGGCGTAGCTGGCGCAAAGATCATTACAAACCCTACAAAGCCAATCGTGCAGTGGCACGTGGGCAAATGAGCGAGTCAGAAGCAGAAGAGGACAAGCTGTTCTGGGAAACCTATGATGAGCTGACTAAATACTTGTCTACAAAAACCAACTGTAGTGTTGTTCGCTGTGCCACAGCAGAAGCAGACGACATCATTGCACGTTGGATTGCACTACACCCCCAAGACGAACATGTTATTGTTAGTTCAGATTCCGACTTTGTGCAGTTGATTGCACCCAATGTAAAATTGTACAATGGCATCAACGATCACTTGTTTAGTACCACGGGTGTTACCGACGCAAAAGGCAAAAACTTGGCATTTACTATTGAGAGCAACTCAAAGATCAAGGTTGGTAAAGCTGACGTCAACTTTGTGCCGCCTGTGGACTATCAGCGGTGGGTGTTGTTTTTGAAATGCATGCGTGGTGATCCAGGTGACAATGTGTTTTCGGCCTATCCAGGTGTGCGGGTAAAAGGCACCAAGAATCAAGTGGGACTGACAGAAGCATTTGAAGATCGTGATCGTCGTGGCTATGCCTGGAACAATCTCATGTTGCAACGCTGGTCAGACCATGAGCAAGTGGAGCGCAAGGTGCTGGACGACTATGAACGCAATCGCACTCTGATTGATCTTACTGCACAGCCTGATGCTGTCAAAGCAGTTGTAGATGAAGCCATACGTGAGC